ATATGACTATTATCTGCTGCGTTCATGTGATTCATTACAGCTTCCCAACGATTCCATCCATAAGGATTATGTTTCCAAAAGTCGTCATCTTGTCTATAGTTTTTCCATAACCAATCTTTAAAGTCCATAAAGCGTTCTTTAACTTCTTGCTTGTCGTGTTCTGGTAGTATTTGTATACTAAGGAAAGTCGGAATATACAGCAAGTGCATGTTAACTAAGCCTCCGCCCATTTGTACGCCGCCTGGCATTGTTCCGTTGTTTAGTTTTTTAAATCCGCTTTCTAGTTTCCACTTCATAAAGTCGGGCAAGTGCTTTACATTGAATATTTGTATTGCTGTTGCCAAACTTGTTTGTATGTTGTCGGGTGTATTGTCTAGCATATGTAAAGTCTTTTCTACAGTATCCCAGTTAGTAGGATAGCGAATGTATTCATCACGTCCGTGACTTGCATCCATACTTACAGCAAACTTAACCTTTTTAAACTTTGACCACATCTCAATTAAGTCTTCGTCTACAAGCAAGCCATTTGAGTTGTAACGCAATAGTATTTTATCTTGATATCCTTGACGAAGTATTTCTTCAATAAACATTTTGTGTTCTTTAATCATTAGAGGTTCGCCTCCAGCAAAGTACACTTGTCTTAGGTTAGGAATTTGAGCATTCATTTCTTCCCAGAATGAATCTTTCTCGTGCCATTTGTTATTAAAGTCTTTACGATCCCATTGCATTTGTCTTTTAACTTCAGGATCTTGTATCACAGGAATAAGTTTTTTATGGTCCGCAACCCACCTACTTGAATCATGTGGGCTACACATTACACACTTAATGTTGCATGTATGTCCTAATCTTAGATCCAAATATTTTAAATCTTCTGGTACTGTGCCGTCTTCTTTTGTTTGACGAATAAGTTCAGGAATATCTACACCATTATCGTCTTGATGCCAGGTGCCTGTTTCCCAAATACGTTTGCTTACAATACCTTGACTTTCTTCTTTAAAACATTTTGTGCAACTTGCAGGAATTTCTCCGTTAAGCATAGTAGTACGCACACTTTTCATGTAGTCGTTATTCCATGCCTCCATGGGAGTCTCTCTACCAAAGTTTGCCGGCTTTCCATTTTCCATTTTAACAAGACCGACTGTGTGATCGCCGCCTGCTCCGCTTGCGTTAGACGAACAACATAAGCGCATATCACCGTTGGGCCTAGTAGCAAAGTGTATCCACGGTAGCACACAAAATGTTTCGGTACCACTTACTTTTGCTATTTCAGCTTGATATTTTTCTAAGTCAGACATTATTTTATTCCTTACTCATAGTTCAGTGTGCTCTATAAACTGATCTTTTGGTTTACTAAGTTTATTTACTCCGCAAGTCCTGGCACATGTAATTAACTTTTCTATACCCCAATACTTGTCCCATACTGTTTGCCAAGCATCGGAATCTATTACTGATTGCACAGTATGCTCTAATGCATTTGTATTTCCTAAATCTTTTATTAAGTCAGCGTACTGTTGTTCAATTTCTAATCTAATAGTTTTTGTAGTATCGTTTGTAGCAGCATAGTTATAAGGAATACTTGCTAAAAAACAACAGGGCATAATCTTCTTATACGCATCTATATAAATTTCTTTTGTTTGGGCTACATAACAATCAATTTCACTTGCATCTACAATGTCTTTATAATTGTCAATTACGTCTTGTGTAATAAGATTAATTTTACTGCCAGTAGGTGGTTCTAAATACCGTGTTGTATTACCAGCTGCATCATAAACTGGAAACTGTTCAGTAGCAACAAATCTTGCACTATCTTTATAAGTAAATCTAGCAAAGCCATGTGTTTTTGCTAATTCTTCTGCTGCGCCTTGTTGATGTTCATTGTGTTTAAATTTTATGAACGCCCATTCTGCTGTTCCGCCTGCACTAATAAACGCTTTAGCATTTTCTAATACTTTGTTAAAGTCAGTACCTACTCTGTATAGGCTATGAGTGTCAGCTAATCCGTCAATTGCAAAAATAACATTGTGGCCTACTGGCAATGCCTTTGCAAGTTTCTTCCACCAATCTGTACTTCGTGCGCCGCCATTAGTATGTATTCTAACATCTAAATTAGGATTAACATCTCTACTATAACTGCACATATCTATTAGATCGTTATTAATAATAGGATCACCAAAGTTTCCACAAAAGTAAAATCCTTTTAATTGTTGTAATACTTCAGTAGTTAATATTTTCTTAAAATCTGTTATTGTCCAGTCTTGATTTTTAATCAATGGGTTTTCTAAGCCGCCGTGTATATTTCGACTACACATTGGGCAACTAGCCTGGCATCTATTTGTTATTTCAAGATGAATATTTTCTAATTGATTAAATTTAAACATTCTTCTTTTCTTCTTTTATTCCTATAATCATATATCTATGGTATTTAGGTGTTTGTAACTCTCCGCTGTAGAGGACCTGGATATTAGATATTTTTACAAAATCGTCCACACTAGAAGAACACCTGATATGTTCTTCTAAGTCAAAAAAGTTATTGCTCTGTAATACTACTTTAGTTCCCGGCTGTATATTGTCTAGCCATTTATCGTATTGTTCTTGTGTTAAATGTTCGCAACTTGTATTAATAGCAACATCTGCATCAGAAGTGTAATTACACATATCCGCTGTTGTAGCAACGAATCTACCTTGCATATGATATTGCATGTTAATAGTTTCTGCGATAGGCTTACAACTAGTATCTATGTCTATACTTTCTATATCTGGTATACATAGATCACTATTAAACATTAAGTTTGCAAGTACGCCATTCCACCCACCGTATATAGCAACACTACCTTGTATTTTATGTTCTTGCATTTTTTCTATAAGCCAAAGTTTACTATTAACTTGCCCTTTCCAAAAACTTTCAAGTGTACGATATCGGTTTTCGCTATTACGAATTGCATCCATCCAAAATAATACGTCTTGTATATCAATCTTCATTTTGCCACTCTTTGTTTAACTTTTTTATTTCTTTAAAGACTATTGAATTTATACCTTGTACATCTAACGTAGAAATTAAGAAATCTAAATCTTTTGGTAAACACTTTCCGCTGAATCCTTGCTTATTGTCAAATCCTGGCACATCTAAATATGATTGTTTTGGTTGTACAGCAAGAAACATATCTTTAACAGCATCATAATTTGCATCAACACTATTTGCTAGATCGTAAAATGTATTAGCAAAAGCAATACGCATAACAGCAAGATTATTTGAAAACATTTTTACAAGTTCTGCTTCTGTTGTAGAGCATGCAACTATATCTACATCGTCTTTAAGCCACGTTGGAACTTCACTGTTGCATCCTACAATTAAAGGACGATTAAGACAATCAGTTTTCCAATATTTTTCTCGTAAAAATTCTGGCATGTATATTACACACGGTTTGTTTATTCTTTCACATGTACCGATTGGTAGTGTACTACGGATTATAACTGTATCTGCTTTTAGTTGTTCTACTTCGCTGATTAATATGTTAATATCAGTGTGTGTATTAGTAGGTATACATACAAACACCGTGTCTGCATTATCTAATATACTTCTATCTGTGTTTAAATTAAGGTCATGTATAATTGTATCATTAGGCAATTTTAATCCTAACATTGTAGCCTTGCCGACGAAGCCGTGCCCTAATATTCCAAATTTCATACTTTCCTCTTTGGTAATTTACTGTCTGCACTACTCATACAACTAGGAGTTATACACAATTTTGGTTCTTTAAATATTTCAAATCCGCCAGTTGTAGTTCCTAATAAATCATCATGGCAACTATGACTACGCCTAACTTCAGTATCGCGTATTATAATGCCTTGGTACCCTGCATTACATTCCCATCCTTGAAACTTATTAAATCCAAACGCATTAAAACGTTCTGCTTGATCTATTTCGTACTCGTTTCCTTTAGCATCGTATAGTGCTACTTGAGCAAGGTGTTCTCCGTAGACTTGTTGTGGGAATCCTTGTCGCATTGTTGTGATCTGGCTATCAGTGTATCCATGTACCACGTGGGAGGCGGTTGGATCGGACTGGGGCTTGAGAGTGATATTAATACCTCTGGCGGCAAATCGTTGTAAGCGGTCGTAAAGCTCTTCAAACATCTCCGGAACCATGACTTGATTGATTGTAACATATACTCCTCCTTCCATAAGTTGTAAACACGTATCGCCGAACTTTTGTTCATCTGCAAACTCTGCATGAAAACTTGCTGTAACACTTCGACGTTGTAAACTCTTTGTGTTGTGTAAGTACTTATCCCACCATTTAGGTCCCGGACTTAGGTTTGTGGTCATATGTATGCTTTGATACTCAGCTTCTTTGTCATTACAGTAATGCTCAACCAATGGCATGAACTGTTTGTTTGCTGTAGGCTCTCCGCCACTGAAGCTAAAATGGAAGTCTGTAAAGCCGTTTGCGCGAGCTTGTGCTTTGATACTATTCATGGTGTTTAAGTATAATTCTGTCGGCTTCGTGTCCGGGACACTAGATCTTGCGTGTGGCCAGCAATAACTGCACGAATAATTACAATATCTAGTGGTGATCCAAGAGACTGTGAAAAGATGGCTCTTTAGGAGGGTTTTCTGGCCAAACTCCGTAATATCTTGCCATGGTATTTGTTCGTAATTATTACTCATAGACGCCTTGCAACATTAAACGCTAGAGTGTATTTGTAATCATCTTGTAAATGACTATCGCACCAATGTTTAGTTGTTCCTTTAAACAAGATTAATCTACCAGGCTTGCAATCATAAGAAACTTTAGTTTCGTTGTATTCTGTCTGTTCTTCAGGATGTATTTCTAGATCATAACTTGCTGTACTAAAATTAATCTTTGCATCTTTAGGAGCATCTAAGTAATACACTCCTGTAACAATTGCGCCACCATGTACATGCGGCATATGATAATCATACTTACCTACTTTGTTTGCCCACATATTTGTAATGCCAACACTTTCTCCAGCGTACCCAAGGTCTTTCATAAAGTGAAAAGACTTCTCTAACATAGATTGATTAAAATTATTAAACTCGCTATGCTGGAATACTTGTTGATTAGTACCATGTGTTGTTTGAATACGTGCATCTAATGTATTGTTAGGCTTTACTTCATTATCAATAACTTTTTTCATTGCAGGTATATCGTCCATGCAAAAGTTATCTTCAACTAATATAGGTACACAAAAATGTTTATTGATCATTAAATTTTTCCTCTAGCCAATCAAAGTCGTTAATAAGTGCAAGAACTTCGGGCTTGTTTTTATTTTCTTTTCCAAACACAGTGCCTTGTTCAGCGCCACGTTTTGCTTCGTTGCTAAATGATGCGGCTGGTATAGGGTGTAACCATGCCTGTAATCTATCTTCTGTTTCATCGTCAATCTGTCCAGTAATACTTTTACTTGCTAACTTAGTACATTCTCTAAATGCACTTTTCCAAGTGTTATATGCATTAGTATTAAACACAGTATAATTACTTAACTGATCTACAACTTTAAATCTATCACTAATACTAGTAGTCATGTCAGTTGTGTTAACATCTACATTTTGTGTAAGTAGTCTTGGCAACAATTTGACGCCGCCATTTCCGTACTCTAATCCATTAACAGGATTTATACTTCTCCATACATGCACAGTCGTTTCGTCCCATACCGGTACTTGATAATCAAATGTAAAATCATCACACATGTCAGCATCTCCGTCTACTACAAAAAACATTCTTGTTGTAGATAATTCTGCAGCTTTTTTATGTGCTTGATGAATACCTTTGATGTCTCTTACCCAACGCAAATTTATTCTAGAATCTTCTTGTCTAATCTTGTTTTGTAGTTTTTCAAAATGTTTGATTGCATTTGGTTCTTTATAACTAATAAATGCAACATCATACGGCAACGGCTCTGATACTAATTGTTTATGTTCTTTACGTGTAACTACATATCTACTATTAAATTCTCGTCTGCCTAGTTGGTGTTTAGTTGTTGATAACACAACACCGTTGTGGTATGTTTCTTCGCCTTTGAATAAGTGTTGGTACACATGATGCATTTCTCTATCGGCATCGTATCTGCCATCTGTAGGATTATAGTACAAGTCAAATATTGTGCTACCTGTTATAGAAACGTTATCCCATATAAGCCAAAATAATGGGCTAGTTTCGTTTACTAACACCTTTTCGTATTCTTCATACGAGCTAATAACATGCCTTGGATATCTGTATCTACTAGCAACAACATCAACTTCTTTTCTGTTAATTAAAAATCTATGTTCTACTTCTCTTTTAGATAACGGTTTATTAATAGATGCAAGTACTATCCCGCCGTGATAACTTTCTTCATCATTGCATAAATTTTTGTACACATGGTTTTCATTTCTATCATAACTATTATGATGACTAAAGTATGACGTTAGTATGACACTTTTGGTTACTTCTATATTCTTCCATATGCACCAAAACATATTAGTATTACACTTTTCAAGTGCATTCTCGTAATCTTCATATGTATCTATGTCAAAAACGTCATACTTTGCAGGCATACTTGCTACAATGTCAACTTCTTTTTTGTTTACAAAGAACCTATGTTTTATTTCTCTACTTGAAACATGTACGTTTTTTGGTACTAAACAAATGCCGTCATAGTAACTATCATTTAAGAATGTATGTACATATTTTTTATCCCATTCAGGCACTTCGTAATCAAAGTTAAATGTATCACTTACAGCTAAATCATCCCACACTACATAAAACATATCGCTAAGAGCTTTACGTTGTGCTTGCTCGAAACTAGTTGCAAATTTAGCCGTGGGGTATCTTGTACACAATGTATTGTACTGAGGTCGGTTATTCTTCGGTGATACAAACACTATATCATACATCTTACTATTATACTACTTTTTTATGTTTTAGTCAAGAAATATTCTTCAGTTGATTTTAGAATATTTTCAGTTATTTGATGTTTAAAATTAATCTTACTGTATACGTGTGCGTTCTTTTTTAGTATAGATTGCCATCGTTTAAGCAATTTGTAACGCTCTGTACGCTCCATATGTATCCAATGCTGTATTGTATCGTGGAACATATTAAAACGCACTGTAGGGTCTTGTACGCTGTCGTAGGCGGTGTTTAAACCAGGGAAACGCAAGTTAATACCTATGCTATCAAAGTAGTCTAATATGCCAGGCTGTCCTAATACAATACAAGGATGCCCAATTGCAATACACCTAAATGTTTTTTCTGTAATAAATAGTCCTGGTTCGTAAAAGTGTGATTCAGTAACTACGGATAATAAACTATTTTCATAGATGTCTCTATTACATACGTTTCCTAAACTGTGTTCTATAGGATTTAAAACATCAACATGATGCCCTAGTCCTGAAATCAAGTTTCCTTTAATAAAGTTTTTTTCTTCTAGCCATAGCACATGTTTATTCCTATGTTCTTTAGGTGCCCTGTTAAGGCTGTTTATTAGAGCAATGCTACTCCAATCACGTAATACTGTGTCAATTACAAGACTGTCTTGTTTGTACGCTAGTTTGGCATCCCATTCTATTCCGCCTTGTACTTCTAACATAGGATATACGCCTGCGCTCTCACACCATGCTGAATATTCTTCATTTAATTTTAAATTGCCGCTAACAATAATAACACTCTTACAAGGTAATTGTCGTTGTTCCATGTCATGATGTAGTGCTTTAAATGTATTCCAGTTGTCGTTTATAAATGAGTCGCCTTCTACAATGCTTATGATTGCAATTCTTACTATGTTTTGGCGGGTGGCATCAATAATACCTTGTGGAATATTTAGAAGTGTATTAAATGAATCAGTTGTTCCTAAATCGCCAGACCACTGATATGACATTTTAGAAACTTCGATAGGAAAAATACATCCTTCTTCGTTAGGCTGTCCAAATCCTATACCTATGTTATCTGTTTTATATCTTTTTATAAATTGATTGTACGAACGCACTTCTTTTATTTCAGATACATGGTCTAAATTTAATCTGTCACTTTGATAAAACTGATATTTCATTACATACCTCTTGTAAGTATAACACCGTTTTCAAATCTATAAACTTTATATCCGTGAATTACTAGATACGGTATAACAGGGCCATTCTTTCCGAAGTATACTCCTGATGATTTGTCAAATGGGGTGTCGTCACAAATTACAATACTCTGTTCATCCATATAAGGCATACAGTTTATCATCTGTTCTAAATGTTCACGCTGACAATCAAAATTAGACATGTCAACGCCTCTACTATCGTATTCATTAATTAGTTCTTGCTCAACAGGACGTATATTATTCATAGTACTAATCCAATCATAGTTGTCAAGATATAATACACTAATTTTTTTATTAAGATTATCTTTTGTCCAAACAGATCCTGCCGAAGTAACAATAAGATTAGTGTTTTTTAGATGTGCTAATGTAGTAGATGCATAGTCTGTAACATCTACAGAGTAAAATTCTTTGTTAAGATCTTTTGCTACAGCGTCAAACCATGCTGTTGATCCTTCACCGCGTTCACTTCCTATTTCAAGTATAATAGAATCGTTGATATCTAGTTTGTCTATAAATGTTTTTGCGCCAAGATGAAAATTTGACATACTACCTCACATAAATTGAGATCGTCTTGGCTCTTTTTCCCATGTACCATTGCTCGTATAATAAAAGAATATCAAATTATCTCGCGATACGCCTTTAGGTGTGTGCAACTCATTAGGAAAGCCATGAACAAGATCTGTGTCATAAATCCAAAATGCAAGTCTGTTCGGCTTAGGTTTAAGCGTGTGCATACATTTTGTTTTTTCATTATCCCAGAATTCTAAGTCTCCGCCCCAAGAGTCATTCCAGTCTTCGTTTAAGTAAAGTATTAAATTTACTTGCCTGTTTAGTTTAATTTGATCATTCCAATTAAAATCTGTATGTAAGTCTAACTTAGATCCGCTGTGTATTCTACATAGTCCTCCGCCACGCAGATGCGGATCAGGAACAAGATGCGATACTCCTACTTGTTCTTGTAGCCAGTTAATTGTCTTACTTGAATTAAAAGTGTTTTGTAGTGTTTCTATCAATGGTGCATTTACAGGATTTCTACATTCCGATCTGCTACTTGTACTGTTTTCAAATGTACTCCATTGTGCATTAGGTATATCATCAATTTCATTAACTACAGCATCATATACGTGCTGTGGTAAAAAATTATCTATAGTCCAAATAGGCGTAGGATCATTACACACATTATTGGGTGCAATGTCTAGCGAATTAAAATGTTGATATATCTCATTGTGCATTCTGTTTCTCTACAAGTTTACGTAAATTATACTCGGTAATTTCTTTTATACCTTCTAGTACATCTGCATACTCTTGTGGAGGAAGATTGCAAATGCGAGTAATTTCGTTTACAATCATATTTATCCGTTTTTTGTTATCAGTTTCTACATCATAGGATTCATTAATATAGGGTGCAAAAGTTTTAAATCCTAGACTACGTAAATCATTTAACATATAAGGTGTACTAAACGCAACAAACGGTTTCTTACATGCTATTGCTTTATAGGTTTTTTCTGTAATACTTGTTGGGGCATAATCTTTGTTATATTCATTTTTATTAGTATAATAGGTTTGGTCATAATGCGTTTCAATTACAACATGAAAGTCTGTAGACAGTATAGTGTCATATGTAATATTTGACCATTTGTTTAATACGTTTTCGCCTGTAAGTAATTCATGCGGACATTGTTTTAACCAACGATATGCTTTTTTACTTGTTGGAAAATTTTGTTTTTCTAAGTCTGTAACAATTTCTTTTACTCCAAATACTTTGGGCGGACTTTGATAGGGCCATATATTAAAGAAACTATATTTAAAATATTCTTCTAATACACCTTCATCTAATAACTTAATGTATAGCATTGCTCTCCAGTCTCTGTAATTACGACTAAGGCTACTAAATTTATGTGTTATTTCTGCTTCGTGCGATTCTGGTATTGTAACTTCTTTCAAAAGATAATTATCTACAATAATATTACAATCTCTGCCATACTTACCAAGATAACTATGTAAAAAGCGTTTGTGATTTTCATCCATAACAATTACATTGATATCATCTAATCCTAGACTATATTTTACTAGTGTGTTTTTTAGATCTTCTGCAAAGTCAATACTAAATGTTTCACTATCATTTTCATGAACTAATTTTACGTTTTCAAACCGTTTAATATGATTCCAGTTTGGCTCATGAAGTGCATCTATTAACGGAACATTTTCCATTAACGAGTCATAAGGATGATGATAGTAAATAACTTCTTTACTTTCAAGGTCTACTGTACTTAGGTCTTGTACATTTTTATATGCTAAGTCATGTGACCATTTTTTACCTGTTTTACTATGTACGCTCATCAACTTTATCCTTTATCCATGCGTAGGTATGTTTAAGTCCATACTCTAAATCTTCACTTGGACGCCAATCTAGTAATTCTTCAATAAGTTTATTATGACTTGTTCTGCCCATTACGCCAACTGGTCCTTCAATGTTTTTAATTTTAAGTGTATTTTTTCCAGCAATTTGGCCTATAAGTTGTGCTAGGTCATTAATAGAAATCATTCTTTCACTACCCAAATTAACAGGTACAGTAATATCACTTGCCATAATTTTTTGTAAGCCTATTACACATTCTTCTATATATAAGAAGCTTCTGGTTTGATTTCCTGGTCCCCATATATCTATAGTGCCGTTGCTTTCGGCAACTTTACGGCATAGTGCCGCGGGTGCTTTTTCTTTGCCATCTTCCCAACTTCCGTACGGGCCAAATACATTATGCAAACGTACAACCTTTGCATCAATGTCATAGTTTTTCTTATGTGTTAGATACAGTCTTTCACTAAATAATTTTTCCCAACCATACTCTGTATCAGGCTCTGCTGGATATGCACTAGACTCTTCACAGTAAGGATTATTAGGATCTAACTGATTGCGTTCAGGATAGATACATGCACTACTTGTGTAAAGTATTTTTTTAATACCTTTTTTAGTTGCTTCGTGCAATACATTTAAATTTATTAATGCACTGTTATGCATAATATCACTATCATGGTCGCCTATACCAATGTATCCAGTGCCGCCCATGTCAGCCGCAAGTTGATATATTTCGTCTAGGTCAGCTTTTACTACATCTGCAACAAAGCCTGGATCTCGTAAATCTATTTCGTGAAAAACGGCTGCTTGTGATTCGGCAAATGCAGGTTGTTTTATATCTGCGCCAATTACGTAATGACCTTGTTCAACTAGTTTGTTAACTAGATGAAATCCTATGAAGCCTCCGGCTCCGCATACAAGTATTTTTTTCATTTTAGTTTCCATATTTTTCCTTAAATAAATCTATTTCTTGGTGCTTCATTGTATCAAAGTGTTTACAATTATATTCAAGAATAGACTTTACATCTTTTGTTAGTTGTATTTTTTGTTCTTGTGTCCAATTAGATATTTTATTAATTAATTTAAAGATACTTGCCATACGTTGCGAGTCATCTTGCATATCGTAAGACTCGTCCCAAAAATCATTAAATGTTTTAAATCCTAAATCTTTTAAATGTTGTAATGATCCTTTCGCTCCTATCATTATAAACGGTTGTTTAAATACAATCGGTTTAAATGTTTTTTCAGTCAAATGTATTTCTGGACTGTAAAAATAAGTTTCTTGTATAATATTTATAAGTGAATTTTGGTAGTAATGCTCTGTACTGAACTGTGTTTCTTCCATAGGATACGAACTAAAATTTGTAGTATCTAATATAAGTGGTAACCTATGTTTTGCATTTACTATTTCTTGTTGTGTAATATTAAGTTCAGGTCTTCTATTTGCTAAGTGTGCTATGTTGCTTTCAAAAGACTGGCCGCTTTCGGGCTGTGATGCATCCATACTCATATAAAACTTGTCTAACATATTACTACGATGCATTTCTATATAAAATGCAAGACGCTGATCATTATACCGTCTTTGAAAACATAAGAAGTCTTTTTCTCTTGGTCCGCATATGTATTCAGTTGTAACATACTTTTTTGTTACTTCTTCTAAATTTGTTCTATCATATCTAAATGTAGGAAAGTGTTCTACATTAAGTTTAGTCTGTACATTTCTTTTAATGCAATACTTGTTATATATTTTAGACACATTGTGACAGTTAGTAACATAAATTACTCTGTCTAACGGTATGTTATAATGAGTGAAAAACTTTGACATTTCATCAAATAATTGATCATGCGCCCAACCTTCAAATAAAATTGTAATTAAAAAATAACCGTTGTTTGCAAGGAGGTAATCTATTTGCCCAGGTTCCCTTAACTGATCGGAAAACGGTCCGTCATTAATACTAAACAATTTTCTCCAATCTCTATAATGATAAGATGAAAAATTTAGTTCATATAAAAACTTACCTTCGGGTATGTTAAAACAACTTACTAAGTTTGCATCATTATTAAATCTACTAAAGAAATGTGGATCTTGTACTAGATCTCCAGGGGCACTTTTCTTAAATTGTGCGTGTAACAGGTCTACTATTGTTGGTACCCTATTATTAGTTATAGGCCCTTTTGGACCTATCCATTGATATGCAAAATTTAGTTTCTTAGACATTGCTACAGTCCTCGTAAAACTTTTTTAGTTCAGGAAAAGTTTCTACTATGTTAGTATTTCGTCGCTTATCATATTCTGTAAACCAAGAATAAAAATTACGCATACCTTTAACTACTTTATCTTGGTCATACGTTGTATTTTTCATATAGTCAATTGTTCGCCGGAAGCGTTCATACTCTAATGAACTAAATTTAGTACGGTCATTATCGTCCATATTATCTTTAATAAATTTTAGATGCTTTTCCATGTAAGGTAAAAACTCATCTTTGGGCAATATGTTCATATCAAACTGTAATGGCTCTTTGAGATACGGAGTGTCAAATCTTACACGCTGCCACTGCGTTTCGTTTGCATCAGTATTGTATTTTGTACGCCACTCTAATATCTTTTCTAACAATGAATCAAAACTTGTAACTACAAACAAATTAAACGTAACCATAAAAGTTACAGGCCAACCTGTACTTGTTAGATAGTAATCTAAATTACGTTCCCAAAGTTCTATGTCTAGCCCTGTACGTGTGTACTCTGCACGTTTGCCCCAAGTATCAATACTTGTGTATAACTTGAAATTATTAATGCAACCTTTTTGTTTTAAGTCTTTTACACGTTCTACTAATCTGCGGACCATTGCGGGTTTCACACCCATGTTACTGTTAAGCTCTATATTAAGATGTGGCTTAGGATTTTGTTCAAGTTCGTCAAACAGTCGCCACGTGCTTTTATGCATTAGAGGCTCTCCGCCTGTTACACGCAAGATGTTTAGTGTCTTACTAACTTCGGGCCACCATTTCCACCATGCGTCAACATAAGGATTTGCATCTTCTTCGTACAACTCAAACCAATCAATATCGTTTCGATGTTCTGTACTATCTTTGTACGGACCATTTTGTTTTATTTCGCTGTAGTATCTGCTACTAAACTTAGGATGACAATATCCGCACTTAAAGTTACATTCATTACTAAAGTTAACTTCAATGTATTCAGGATTTATATCATAATCCCAAGGATTAGTTTTTATTTCCTCAATACGTTCTGGCGTATAGATGCTAGATGTTTTTATGTGCCTATCACTAACATAGTCTTTACCCATACACTCAATATTCCAACAGTATTGACAGCCTGCTGGTTTTTCTCCGTTAAGCATAGCAAGACGTTCTTGTTTCTTTTGCGGAGTATTGTGTAACTGACTAGGGTTTTGTTCTAGTCCTTCTAAAGGAATTTTGTGCGGTGCTGGATGATAACAACTATGTGTTTCGCCTGTTTGTAAGTATATTGTAACATGGTGCCATTTAGCCAAACAAAACGTAGGAGAAATATCTCGCTCAATACCAGGCATTATTTCTTTGATTCTAATTAACTCGTTGTTCATCTTTTCTTAATAATCCTTGGAGTATTTTGATAAACACTTTTAAAGAATTTACTTCCTTCAGCGTCTAAATCTGCAATTTCTAAACCTAACTCTGATTTTAAGTCTGTTCCATATTTGAGTATTTCTGCTTCTACATCCAAGTTTTCTAAATTATTTTCTAACCAGTAAGTTGTTAGATATTTAAAGTCACGCACTTGTGCATAGTCCCAATCTGTACACATAGTCATATAACAACCCATTCTAGCGCCAAGTATACTCCAGGCACCGTTTTCTACATCTGCGCCTACACTACACCATATGCGTAGTCTATCTAAATTTTGCCACCAAACTTTTTTAATATCTAAGGCCTTTGCGCCTTCATTTAGGCTCATTTTAACACCTTCTCTAAATCCTGCTCTCCAAGATTGAAAAGGTGATGCATTAGTGTAACTTGTACTATAGTTGTCATTAAATTGATAGTATCTTTCATCAAAACAAAATTCAACTAACCCCTTTGCATCATCTGGATCTGAGTTTTCATGTGTTTTCATATTATGTACAAATTTACGTGTCCATAACTTTAATCCACCGTTACCATACATTAGTCCGTTGACATGTACTTTGCCGCACCAACTAAACACATGTTCTGGAGTTACACCTAATTTGTCTAGATCAATTTCTTGCTGTAAAAATTCAGTATCAATAGTGTTATCGCCGTCAACTGTTACAAAATATTCAGTCTCTGACAAATCTGCACATGCTTTATGTGCAGCATCACTGCCATCAACACCGTGTACACGTTTTGCCCACGGCAATTTGTTACACAAGTCTGCATAGTTCTTTTCTGCATTTGGTTCATCGTAGGACAAAAAGATTACGTCCTGATCAATAACTTTAATCTTATTCATTAACAACCTCGCACGAGTACTTTTGGAACTTCCTATTAGTATATACACTATATTTGTCAATATTAAACAGCATCTGGCTGTCAAGTGTTATAGGACTGTCTAATAAACGTTCTACCGTTGTTGTAAAGTACTCATGGAGGATGTTTGGATTATTCTTTTGTGTAACACTAAATTGTAGTGCTTGATTAATGCGTTCTTTTTTAGTTTGAAGATCCTGTTTTGCATTATCTGATAGTGCAACTTTCCAAGTGCGTGTTTGCGGTAAAAAACTTACTATTACTTGAGCATTAGCCTGTTGTTCAATTTTATAAACGTTGTCATTTACATCAATTTCAAGTTTTTTATACTTGTCTACTATAATGTATGACGAAGTCCTAATGTCATACACTACTTTATGTCTAGTAACATTCTTTGTTCCATCTAAGTAAGGCAGGGCATCTTGTATAGCAATAATAAAATTAGTTTCTATATCTTGTTCTACATTTGATATTGAAAGAATATTTCCTGTATCTTTATCAAAGTACACCTTATATACTAGTTCAAATTTTGGTGTTTCTAAAATTATCATATATCTAATCTCTTTTCTAATACTTGTATAATATCATCAGTTAAGAAATTATCTTCAGTATAATGAAAAATACCTGACTGTTTATGGTTACCTATATACAATTCTGCATCATCTGTAAAGTATGTGCCAACTTTTGTTTGCCAACTTTCTCTTAATTCGTTCCAACCCTGTATGTTTGCTTTCATATGAGTAAAGCTAGGCACTGAAACATTTTCATTAGTAATCTTTGACTTACAGTCAAGTATATCTATTGCCATAGCCGCTGTTAAGTCCATGCTTGCAAAATTTTGTATTGGGTTAGATCCGCTAAGTTTATAAAACTCTTTCCAGTTATTAGTAATCTTGTCTAACCATGTATAAAACTCTAATGCAAATTCACTTTTCTTAAAATAATGCAATCCCATGTATGTGTTTGGTAAGTTATATCTGTTAAAATTCTTTCGATAAAAAGTATCTTTAATCTTATTACCTCTGTAATCAAATATAGTAGATGTAATATACATATCATAACTTTGTAAAAAATTATACCATGATGTAATATCTTCTAGTACTAGCATATCTGTATCAAGAACTATTGCATCTTCATACGGTGAAATAAAATATGTCTTCCATCGATTGTGTATCTTCCAATCATATTTGTTTGCAAGATCGCCCCAGGGTATTTTTATTACATTATCAAATAACTCTTTATAACGTTGTGGAATTGTATCGTCAGTGAGTATACTAATATTACTATCAGGCGTTGTTGCATGAATACTCATTGCCAATGCACATGCTTGTTTTACATAATCAACGTCTTGTGTGTTTTGAGCTACTAAGATAAAGTTAGGCACTAATAATTTCCTCTAACGTATACTTGTTCATAACGTGTACACTATTACCTTCAAACTTACAAGGACTATATGTGTCTATTGAGTCTTTGTTTTGTAGCAAGAATACAAATTTGTCGTTATCTATAGAATGTAATATATCTCTATCTGCTGTAAAGAATAGTTTGCCTGGCATACGCTTTGCAAAGTCTCCCTTTTTAAATCCGTTTATTATGTGTATTGCAATACTAAATGCAAAATCATTTCGATATGTTGTAGTTACTATATTGTATACTTTTCTGTAGTGCGTATAAAATTCTTGTACATGCTTAATGAGGTTAAAAAATATTTCATTTAACTGTGTCTTTCTAAAAAATACACACGTTGCCCAATAAAAATCTATACTTGTTTCACTTATAACTTTGAATTCATTAGTTTCTCTATTGCCTGCAAGATCAAAAGCATCTTTATATATTAAAAAATCATATGCACTAGTAAAACAATTTTTTAACACATCGTCTGCTATTACATAATCACTGTCTAGCATAAGTGTTTCGTCATATGGGGATAGGTCGTAAGCAAACGGTCGTTTGTCGTTTTTAAATTCCAGTACAGTACTTTGTTCTGCGCCGTTATAGTATTTCTTTTTAGATGATGCGTTAGTAATATCACTGATAATAATTTTATCAAACCAATCTTTGTATCTATCGCCTATGCTTTTTTCATCGGTTACAATACTAACTGGTAGGTTAAGATATTCTTTTGCTCTGCCGGCGAGAAATGCCGCTTGTTTTACATAATCAATATCAGCATTATTATAAGCAAAAACAAGAATTCCTTTAGTCATTAAATATACCTTCAACCGACCGTTGTTTTTTAATTTTATTATACTCGCTAAAAAACTTGTTCGATGCTGTTGCATACGTGTTTACTAAGTTGTTAGTGAATGCAGACAAGTCGCTAACCATTGACGGTAGACCGTTATCGTCGATTAATACAATTTGATCTTGTTCTAATGATATTAAACTTTGACAGAAACTAATTAGTTCTTTACTAGATGTAAACTGACAGCCGTTTTCGTAGTGAATTAGGTTAGCATCGTATTGCTGCTGTAATAGTTTTTTTTGCTGATTTATAGTGTCAAGTAGCTTACTTGCTTCTAGTGCTTTTGCTAATCTCTCGTCCATACATTATCTCCATAGGTATAACATTAATTATACACTGTTTGAAGCCAAATGTCAAGAAAAGATTATGATTGTTCTTTATATTGTCCGCTGACTAACATGCTTATATTTGTCGAGGCATCGAATATTTTAATTGCTTCATCTGCTGTCTCAATATACACAGTATCAGTAAGTACTTGTTTATATTCTTTATTTCCTGTGTAGTCTTCTGCACGTATCCACCCAGCATCTGTTAAGACTGGATGATCATTAGTAATTTCTAACCAACCGTCTAATACCCAGTAACCTTCTCGCGGATGATCTTTGATTGTGTCCAATACTTCAGTATATCCATCAGACCCAAGAATCAAGTCACCAATCTCAATATCATAGACTCTAACAAATCCCTTGTTATATTCTTGCACAATCATTTCATTAGTCAAACATATTACGCCACCTATGTCAGTGTGCGTTAGGGTAAAATATGCCGTTCCAGAGTCAGTTTTAGATGGTTGTAATATTTTTCTTACCTGCACAGTATCAGTAATAGTAACAACATGATCAGCTGAGTTTGCTACGGAGCTAGTTATCGATTGACTTCTAGTAGTGCTTAGTGGAAGCCAAGTGCCAGTTGCTGCTCCACTACGAGTTATTACCGGTGTAGACCCATATGT